GAGGTGTCTGTTAAACCCGTGGCGATTCAATGAGCGTGGGAAAATAAAGTTAAACCCTTGCCAAGGGGTTAAGCAATTTAAAGAAAAAGCCAGAACTAGCTATATAACCGATGAAGAATACACTGCACTTTATGATGTTGCTCCATCGGTCGTAAAAGTAGTTATGGAGTTAGCTTATTTATGCTGTACTAGGCAAGCGGATATTTTAGATATGAAAAAAGGGCAGTTGCTGGAGAATGGCATACTTATACAACAAAGCAAAACTGGCGTTGCCCAAATTAAAGCTTGGACACCTAGGTTGCATGAGTCTATACGGCAGGCTGGCACACTTCCTCTAAACCAAGGTGTTATGAGCATCTATTTGTTACACCAGCAATCAGGATCACGCTTCACCCGCGATAGTTTTAATGCCCACTGGATGAAAGCAAAAAAAGCGGCTGCTGTGAAATATCCTGAGCTGGAGTTCAATTTCACTTTCCACGATCTGAAAGCTAAAGGTATCTCGGACCTAACTGGTTCGCTATATGACAAGCAGGCAATATCAGGGCACAAAGACGCATCACAGACCGCAAGATATGATAGAAAAATTAATATTGTTCCAGTTGTGGGCGGGCAAGATATGGCGAAGTGATATGGTGAAACAATGGTGAAAGGTGATTTCACGCACAAAAAAANNNCCGCCTCTCGGCGGTTAACGACATACTCATACTACTTTGTTTTACTTAGAATATTTTCCATGGTGCCCGGGGCGGGACTTGAACCCGCACAGCCATAAGCCGAGGGATTTTAAATTGCCATTGGTTTTAAGTTAAAACAGTTAGTTAGGTGTAATATTCATAATATCATAGAATTTTTATAACCTATGTGATCAACGGGTTACACCGGATAGTAACCCGTTATTATGAATCTCTCTTGATAATTACCGCCAAAGTGCTGTATAAAAAACCAGTGCATTAATATGGGAGTAAAATCATGCTACGTATCGAAGTGACCGTTGATAAAACCAAGAAATTACCACCCGGGGCGCTATCAGCACTGGCTATCGAGTTTAATAATCGCGTAAAGCGTCGCTATCCAGAGGCTGAGGCTACAATAAGACTGGCAGGTATGGACGGGTTAACTGTATTCGGTGGGTCGCCTGATGACAAAGAAGTGATTCAGGAGATTTTGCAGGAAACGTGGGAAAGCGCGGATGATTGGTTTCAGGCTTGAATTACTCCTATCTGGCCGGTGACACACATCGGCCATTACCTCCCTGATAAATCCCCAGTATTTGTGTTACAACTTATTCGATCTATGATGCTTAAGAAACATTAAAGCGCAGTGGTCAGAAGAGATATTCAGCTAACCCACTGCTAGCCCATTGATGGATGTATGAAAATAAATAGCATCGTGGTTGTTATCGCCATTGTACTTGCTGCCTTTGTGGCTGGGTACATAGTTTCAGAGTTGTTGGCTAGATAGCCCCTGCTAGCCCATAGAGGGGTGGGTAAACAAATACAGCGAATCTGGCAAAGACCGGAGCGCATTAAAATTTCCAGGGACTTACTGAGAAATATATATGGCTGAAAGTGACTCTTTACTGGATAAGTTATTTACGCTTATTGACGGATTCGATGATGGAACCGATGTAATTTTATACAATGGCCCCATTGATAGAAATGGCTATCTGAAGATTACAAAGGCGAGCAGGAAAGCAAACCCCGCAAGAAATGCAACACTAATCCTAGCGACTTACGGTGGAGACCCTGATGCGGCATATCGCATAGCTAGAGCCTTACGCCACAACTATCATGAACTAACCATTATAATTCCTAGAGAATGTAAAAGTGCCGGAACATTATTGGCAATTGGAGCCTCTAAACTTGTGATGTGCGATATGGGGGAGCTAGGCCCATTAGACGTTCAATTACGAAAACATGATGAGATGTTCGAAAGTAGTTCTGCTTTAGACTATTATCAAGCATTATCAGGATTACAAAGCTTTACCAAAAATGCATTCAAAGACTACCTTCTTGATATAAAATCAAGTTGTGGGATAACAGCTAAAACAGCAGCAGATTTTTCGTCAACATTGACAACGGGCCTTTTTAGCCCGATATTTCAGCAACTTGATCCAATAAAACTTGGAGAGGTGCAGCGAGCAGTCCAGATTGCCGAGAAATACGGCGAAAGATTAAATGCATATGATAAGCCGATGACCGAAGACTCACTATCCAAATTGATTGCTGGCTATCCATCACACGGATTCGTTATAGATAGAAAAGAAGCAAAAACGCTATTTAATAATGTCGACTCTCCTGACGATACAGAGCTTAAGATAGCTGCATTTTTCAATGAAAGATTCCCGCCACGTTCTTATAGCAACGTAGTGTTTAATATCAGCCAGATGAAGGAGTTAAGACAACTCGCTTCAGATGAATTATCCGAGAAAAAGGATGAAGATAATGCTAAAAAACATGATGAGAAACCAGAAAAGCAAACCTCAAGGAAAAGAAAAAGAAACCCAGCTACGCCTCGAGGAGGTAATGCAGGTAGAGCGCAAGAAAGCAGACAACTTGATGCAGACATTAATTCAGAGCAATAAAAGCAAGGCGATGGACTACCTATCATTTTAACAAGATCACCCGGCCCCGCTGCCGGGTTTTTTGTGCCTGTAATCTGACAGCGGAATAATTTATGGAATATCTTGTTGTCGGTTTTGGGGTTGGTTGACAAGATAGCCCATTCTTGTAAATCCAGTTGACACGAAAAGCACTAGCCATACACCAGAATAGACCGGGCAATTAAGCCCGGCTTTTGTTTACACTTTAGGCGCTACAGGCCATTCAATATCTGGCGCTTTTGATGTATCGATGCGATTCAGTAAGACGCGGTAAGTTTTCCAAGCGAGGAGCTGGGTGAAATCGTCATCCGTTGCCATGCCGGTATCTACCGCATCTTGTAATGGTGCGATTTTTGCCGCTGCTGCATTTAGTAATCGGGTTTTCTTTTCTTCCGCTTCCTGCGTTGCTGCGGCTTGTTGCAATGCTTTATCTGTTACCCATTTCGCGCCGTTCCATTTGTCGAAATCGGTATTCGGGGCCAGTAACGTCAATATATCCGGCAACTCGCCAATAAAGCTGATTTCTTCTGGTTGGCCGGTTTCAGTGCTGTATGCAGTCTTGCCGCGCAAGTCAGTTACGATTTCCCATGCGTTGCCAGCATCATTACGGCGCACGGCCTTATCTTGTTCTGTGGGTAATACAGGCGAGTCAGCATAACCGCTAGCGGGCAAGCCAACCCCCAGCGGTAGGTACTCATTATTGACGCCGATAAACTCTTGCGATTCGGTGTCTGCACTATAAACGGCAATCCAGCCAGCACGAATAGCAAGACCATTCTCTCCAATCTGCGCGGCTGGGATATCGAGTGTATATTTAGTCATTATAAAGCCCTTACTATGTAATTGAATGCGATGTTTCTCATACGTGTTTCTGCTGCTGTGCGCGCAACACGAGAAGCATCGAAGGTAATACCCCCGATATTTCCAGCACCGGTAGCCTGCTGCCCTAGCGCGTCATATACCTCCATTGGGCCAAATGCGCCTGTTGCCGTAACCCCCGCAACTTGTTTGCTGCCCCCCAAGGCGAAGTTACCTGTAATGTTTTGCAATGCGTCAAGCTGCTGTGACAGCAACGCTCGTCCCGCGTCTACTCCTCGCCCATCGTCCCAGCCTCTAATGGCATTCGCACGCATATCGGGGAGTACGCCAGACGGATATTTAAGAGCTAAACGTGGGTAAGTAGATGTGCTAAAGGCAGCGCCATTACACTTCAAAAAGCCAGCGGGGACACTGGCCAGGGGGTAAGGCATTGGGATACCAATCAGTTGATCGGTCAGGTAAGTGTAAAGATCCGTACCCCACACCGAGCCGTAGATATTACCGTTGGTGGATAGTTGTGCCGAACCGTTTCCAGCGCGGACACTACCTACTGATGTGATATTACCAGTGACGTTCAATACTTTCGGGATTGTGACATCACCAGTGGTTTTATTGATGGAAATAGCCACCCCAGCCGCAGTAGAAACTATACGTGTATTCCCGCCTGAATCGATATCAAAAAATGCAACGTGCACACCGTCTTTATCGAATAAATCGATTTGCCCACCCTCAGCGCTTCCAGTCATCGGGTAAACTTCGAGGCTCTTTACGCCAAGTACACCTGCCAATTGAACATTCGAGTCGGTGGTATTAATGAAAGGCAGGTCAATATCTTTGGTACCATCAAAATCTACACCGCCAATTTTTCTTGCAGTCGCCAGTTTAGTTGCTGATGCAGCTGTGCCACCGATTGGCAATGAAGCATCAAGCGCGGCCTTTACAGCTTTTGGCGTTGCGGCAAGTGTTTCGCTAGTGCTGTCGGTTGCACTGCTTAATTTAACAATCCCTTTTTGGGTGGTAGAGGCTGAAGGTAGGTTACTATTGGCGTAGCTCTTAACCGCTAATTCCAGGCTGTTCAACAACGTTGCCATCTCGCCATTATCGAGGACATCATTTTCAGAATGGTTAGCGATGAACTCAGCCAGCACAGATGCAACAAAGGATGACTGACGCCAGACTTTATTTAGCTGCTCAGACTTAGCGACCCCTGACGAGAACCCGCCTGCACGTGCCGCAAGTATCTCATATTGTTCTTGCGTCATTACGTTAGATTCAACGCCGATCCCAAAAGGGAGAATTTCATTCTTAGCCATGTGCTTTCCTTAATGATAAACCCCATGACGAACGGTCAAATCCTGAGGAGTATTCGTTATCTAAATCGAAGCCGAACAACGCACCGACCTCAGTTGAAATGATGTAATTCGTGACGCCAACACCGGCCGGTTTAACGTCTAAATATCCCTGAGCAATGACCGCTCGCATCACTGATGAGATTTGCTCACCGGCAATGTAAATAGTCATGGTCATGTCGAAGTTATCGACGGCGAATATCTTGGTGCGCCCGTCAGGGAAAATACCCTGGTAGATATCACTGAGTGTTTCGACGGTACCGTCCCAGTGATTCGCCTCTATCTTTGCCCGAAGTATCGTGCGGTACGTCTCATCGTCCAATCGAGTGAAGCCTGTTAACGAGTCATACGGCCCTTTCCAACTTCCCAGATCAAATCCCAGACCATCGGTATCCATTGAAAAATAAACATCGGTTATTGGCGTTCTGATGTTTCGGCCAATACCTACCCACAAACCGACCGCATCCTCCTGATTGCCTATTGAGCTATCGAGGTCAAAGTCATTTGTGAGTTGATTTGTCGTTTGCTGGATACCGAGGAATGGCGCTGTGATTAGGGATATATGATCGTAAAACTTAGGCTTCTTCTTGTGATAGGACGTGATGAGACTTTGATATTTAGTCTCACTCATTAAGTCACCACTAAAGTTATATTTTCAGGCACACAAGCTGCTGCGTCGTTAAATGCTATCTCGATATTACTTTCAGATAGCGCTACAGGTGAAATACCGATTTCTAACAGGGTAATATCGTAAGTCAGACGTTCAATGCTGCCATTTAACTGTGCAGGCAGATCGAGCCGCTTAATTCGCACCGGTTCGCCAATTTCTATTGCGTTAATATATTCAACTATTGAGTTCTTAATGTCGGTCCCAATAGATGAGGTGTAACCCTGTAGCGCTTTGATTTCCAGCCTGACATAAATCTGCACTGTGCCTTTTCGGAAAAAATGAATGGGGTGAACAATCCCATACCTGTCTGTGATCGGAATTGTTGTAGTGCCGTATGTCCCAGAACCCGGTCCCTTTTTCAGGGCGATGGCTTGGGCGATTTCTGTCGCATCCCCACCATCAACCACGATAGAGATCGAATGGCTGGGTATTCCGTTTGCGTCTGTAATGCTGGTGTCGTTTTCATAGCCACGATACCGCTCTACCCCACTGATACCAGCAATGGCACCCAGAATGCCATCAAGCACTGTACGTGATGGAAGTGCCACTGAGTCCGTTTGTCTGACGCGCAATTCTGCATCCATTTCTACAGGCTTACCCGGAGTCGCCCCTATTGGGTTATTGACACTTAGCCAGCCTCGTGTTGGTGTTGCTATTTCGTTTACGGTATTGGCCAGTGCGACAATTGCGCCCGGTACCGAGCAAATAGCCGTTGCTGTTGCCGTCCCATCTAGACCAATAATCACACTTACTGGTAAATCCCAGCGAACACCATCAGCATCACGTGCGGCCCCATTGGTAATTTCCAGCCCAACATTACCGGTGATCAACAGGTCAACGGTTGAGTTTGTCTCCTTATTGCGCTTAATGCCGTTAATTTTCACATTACTGGAAAGTCCATTTCCTACCGCGGTAGCTGGGGAGAATGAGTTATAAACAGCAATGGCGCTATTGTTCGCGTCGTGGATTGCCAGCGCGTAAATACTGACCATTTGCCCATCCTTACTATCAGCATCCAAATAACTGTCAGTGCCGTAAATCTCCTGAAAATAACTCACTAACGTGCTGCGAATAGTCTCAAAATCGGGCGCAGTTATCCCCGTAGCGCTGACAATTGCATTCAGCCCTAGCGTATCAAGGTTTAACATTTAAGCCTCGCTGGTAACGGTTGTGGTCCCGTAGATGGTGTCTATTGTTGCGGTAAAAGTGACGCGACGATTGTCGCCGGTGTAACTGGCTTCAAATTCCAGAATGGCGTTAACGCCCTGCGTATCAAGAATGCGCTCACGGATAGCCAAAATGTAAACATCAGACCGTTGCTTGCCGAGTACAGACTGGATATAAGGCGTACCCTCGGTTAAATCTAAAAACCACTGACCGCGCCATAATTCAAAGCGGGTTTTCACCGCCTGAGCGACCGCCTCTGGAGAATCAATCAGGAATGTGTTATCACCCTGCCCGAATGTGTAGTCGCCGTTTTCGTCTTCTCTGCGATACCTCATACCGGCCCCCCAGTTTCGCTGCCACCCGTTTCTACACCACCGTGCTTGTGAGATTTGAGACTGACACCACCAGCAGTGACATCATTGATGACTGTAATAGGGCCAAGCATATTGGCATCACCACCGCTTTCCCCCATACCTTGACTGAGAGAGCCGTTTATCGTTACTGCTCCATTTAACACAATAGTGGGTGAAGTAATCTCGGTGCCGCCCAGCGCATTCGCTATCAGCTTGCCTGATGTCTGCACGGTGACGGTGTGATCTGCGGGGTTAATTTCAACATACGCGCCGCCATCATCACTACGGAACTGCGCGGCGCTGGTGCTGATACCGCTGATTTTCTTTGCTTGCGACTGTGGGCCAATAATGGCGAATGCATCAGATAAATCATGCTGACGTTCGTCAACCGTTTCTTGTATGTCGCCTGACTGGTGCCAAAAATCGATACACCGATCACCAAAAATCAATAAACACTCATCTCCAGCCTTGATGGGAAACGTCATGGTGACACCACCGCCTCGAGGGAATATAACGGGGACATTGGTCAGTACCGATAGATTGGTTGATTCCCCGCCTGACTCGCCCTTAATACCGATCTGAATATCGCAAGTTACGCTGTCAGCATCAAATGACTGAACAATCCCCGGCATTGATACGCGCAATTGAGACGATACTGATGATTGTAATGTTCGCAGTGTTTCGGCTAATTCTCCCGAACGGGAGTCTGTTGATACCGCCATGGAAAAACTCCAATAAAAAACCCGCTCAGTGGCGGGTTCAGGTGAGGCTAAGCTACTTAGCTAACTGACTTTCTTGCAGGGGAATGAACCTATAATTTTTGGTGCATCCATACTGTTTTGTAGGAGTTGGACATTCAGAAAGGCTTTGCCGTCACGTTTGATAAACTGGAAACCGTACATATTGCCATCGCGGGCAGGCATTAGCCCCATGTCGGTTTTGAAGTTATCCCAATCATCTTTCTGTTTTAGAAAGGTAATTTTTTGTGAGGTGACTTTTTCACCGTTTATATATGTCCAACCGTCGGTGGCTGCATGGAGTTTGAAGTTGCCACACTGTAAATCAGCTAAAGCAGAGCAGCTCGTTAGCGCTAATCCAATAGCTAAAAGACAAGCTGTAAAAAAATTGGTAAATCTCATGAATAAGCCCTTTGCTGCGCTGACGATGAAAACAAATCCTTAGCCCCACGCGCTTCACACATCATATCCATATAAAACGGGTTGCCGCGCGTATCGCCAGTATAGCTAATACCTCTGACGATATACACTCCATCGGTCGCAATGCTGGCCGGTGGGTTAACAAGGCCATTAACGGTAACGTTGCCATTATCGTTTTGATCTTCAAGCCTGCCGCCTGCCATTTGTACTTCTTGACTAGAAAGCGTCGTACGATAGACCGATTCTTGATTTAATTGGATAAGTCCATTTAACCGAATATTAGGATTAATCAAGCAACGTACGTTAACACCCGATCCAATAGTTTGTTGTGGCATGCCAATCAAGCCAGTATTGCTATTCAGCACAATAGCCTCATGCACATATTTATCGTTCGGCACCATATCAACCTTGCCATTCACAAACTGCCAAGTGGCCTTGCATTGCTTAGCAACGTTATCCAGATAATCCCGTGTCATGCCGTACATGGTTTTACCGCGTGGGAATACCGTTGGCGGCATTTCCGGCATGATGCCCTGAGTGATGCCGAACGGGGCAAGGTTACGCATGAGCAGATTGTTAATATCTGCCACGGTATAACCCGCCGCTACTGTCTGGTTTATTGTGGCGTTGATGAATGCATTATGACCATCGATAGCCTGAATGAGAATAAACGTATCCGTGGGGTTGTCTCTGCCGGTAATGGTATAGCGGATATCGCCTGAGAAAATTTCACCAAAGTTAGCCTCTTCTTTTTGTCCATCCGGAGAGGTTGAACCATCGTAACCAGCGATTAATCGTAGCTTTGAAAACTCAGTGCCAGTGATCCGGTTAATGGTATTTTGTGAGAGGTTATAAATTTTGAATATGGCGGCGCGTGGGAATGAAGTGTTATACCACTCAATATTAAACGTCACTTTAAAATCAGTGAAATTAATCCCCTTTCCTTCGTTATCCAACAACATCAACTCAAAGTGGCGTATCCAGTTCTTACTCATGAAAACCTCATAAAAAAACCCGCTCAGTGGCGGGTTGGATTGAGTGGGCGTAATTCAACCATTCTGCACAAAATACAAATGACTACCGGTGCCGAGATTGGTCTTAGTAGGGTATTCCTCGCGGCTATCATCACTGAGCACAGCGAAAACGCCGCTGATACCTAAATCAGGATGTTGCTCTATCAGGTCAACACCGACCACCAACGGGACACCGCAAAGCATATCAGCGCCGCCACTGTCTCTCACGTCCATGATCCAGCCTGCAGCATCCCGATAAACTAGCCGCAAGTTAAGTACGCTTTCGCCGAGAGTGATATTGAAAAACTGATTATTGGCTGTTAGAGGGATTTCTTGAACATTCATTTAAAAGGTCTCCGTTATCCAATCAAGACCAGATTTCAACAGCGATTTATTGGCTGGGGTCGGGGCTTTTGTGCCGGTGTTTTGCATAGCCGAGGTGCTTACTCCATCCTGCATATTCTCTTTATCGGCCACCGTAACAGACTCAGTTTGAGACAGAATGACTTCACGCAGAGTGAGAACGCACATCAACACATTCTCACTGGTTTTATCCGTTGTCACCTCAATGCCACGGATCAGCATATTGCTGTATTTCCGCTTGCCGGTAATAACGTCTATCGGCTCCCTGCTTTCCTGTAGTTCGCGAAGTTCTTGATAAACTTCCTCCGGGCTTTTACCCAGACTCAAGCCTATGGTTGAGGTATCCACAAAATCCAACAAGGAACCGCCACCAGCAAAACCGACCTCCATTGTCACTTCAGCGGCACGTTTATAAGCATGATCGTTTACTGCCGCGCCCACCTCGACGGGATGCTCCGTTATCTCTAATGCGTCCTGATGCTTTTCAGAGATAATCACGCTGGGTACCAACAACCCTATTTTCCGTGTTTGCTGCCGGAAGATGGCAGAAAGAATATCCATTCATCCCCCTATCTGGTTACTGTGTTTAATTGCTGAGTGAGCTTTGCATTAACGCCAGTCTGTCTACCTGCAACCTCGTTACCTGCAGATACTGGATCAGATACACCGGATATATAGATATTCGTCTCCTGCTGTAATCCACCAGATGGCATATTGCTACGCACCTTCGGAATGTAATTGCGGGTTTCTCGGGGCATCAGCTCTAAACCGTGCTTCTGAACATTGCCAATCCCCCAGTTATAGGACGCCAGCGCCTTATCCAAATCCCCTCCATTCATCTTTAGAAGCATGCTGAGATATTTCGCGGCGGCGGCGGCTGATTTCTCTGGGTCGAAAACGTCATTACCCTTAAGTCCCATATCTTTTGCTGTCGGGTCCATGAACTGGAATAACCCTTTGGCGCCCGCGCCAGAGATAGCGAACTGATTACCGCCAGATTCCGTTATCGCCACACTCCGCAATAAACCCGCTGGTAGGTTGTTTAATGCTTCTAACTTAGTGAGGGTAGGTTGCAGCCAGCCTAAAAGGGCTGCGCCTGACGCTGACGCGGTTGGCCTTTTTACCGACTGTGCATACTGGTCCGGCTCTGTGGTATCACTTTCACCGCGCAACCACCGTCCAACACTTCTCGGATCAAAGCCGGTTTTATCTTTGACCCAATCGGCGGCACTATTTGCGCTATCGGTTACCGCAGGCATGGCGTCCGGCTGATCGCTGCCCTGACTTAACAGCGCCTTTCCTATCCTGGCCACCTCAACCCAATTGCCCTCTTTCAGCGCATTAATCAGGTCGCCAATCATTGATAACATCTTGCCGAACTCGCCGAATTGCTTCGTCAGGTTCTCGATATCACCTTTTAGCGTCCAATTTTTCAGGTTGATGTTAAGCAGTCTGGCTATCTCAACGCCAACACCTTTAATGGATTTCGTTAGCTCATCGATCCCCTTGAGCGCAGCGTTTATTTCTTGTTCCCACTGACCCCAGTCAATCAGGCTTTCCCCGCCCTCTTTCCACGTCTTATAGTCGTCGTAAAGCGCAAAGAGCGCCGCACCCAGCGAGAGAATAATACCCACTGGCGATGTCAGGAACGCTGTGTTAAGTAAACGCCATGCCAACAGCAAACCACCAAACAACATAATGAGTTGCTGCGTGACCGGATCTAGCTTTTTGAACCATGACATAACATCATCAATGGCCTGCCCGGTGCGCCATAATACGCGCGAGACTGCATCCCCCGCCCAGAGAATGCCCTTAATCACCTTCATCAAGACCGCTTCAATCTTCGGCCAATTATCCAGCAGTTGCTTGCGCAGAGAATCAATATCCCCCGCCAGTCCATTAGCCAGATTTGCGCCAATCTTGTCCCGCGCCTGACCAAGCGTCATAGTGAGGTTACGCATGGACGTCATAAAGCGATTGGATTGTTTGGCTGCGGTATCCGCATTGAAGCCGATTTTCTTAGCGGTTAATGCATATTCGGAGCCAAAGCCCCCCAGCCCCTTACGCATTGCCATCAGCGTATTTTCATCAATACCCAGCATCTGCGCGTACTGATTCGCGCGGTAGTGCGGCATGCTGCTTAGTTTTGCACTGAGACCGGTAAAGATGGCCGATGTGTCGCGCATGTTGCCGTTTGCGCTACGGGTCTGGATACCAAGACGATTCAGAAAACCTTCAGCCCCCGGACTGTTACGGATAAATCGGGCGAGGCTTTCAAGTGAGCCTTGCGCTGACGCGGCATCTACGCCCAGTTGTGAGGCGGCATAACCCAGCGCCTTGATACCCGCCACCGATGCGCCCGTACGCTGCGAGGCGAAATAAACCTTATCCAGACCGTCAGCAATCTTGGTGGTAAAGCCAACAACGGCCAGCGCCGCCCCTTCGACTACTGCGCCCATCTTCAGCACATTGGCCGTGACGCCAGCGACCACAGCGGAGAATTTTTTCTCCCCCGCCTCATCCAGTTCAAAGCCAAGACTGACAAGGAAGTCCTTAATGGTTTCGGCGTTGCTCATTTATCGGATCTCCACTTGTCTATTTTCGCCTGGTTCTCAGCCTCCAGATCGAGGTAATCATTCAGTAGTGCAATGTCGAGTAAATCAATATTGCCGCTTTTGATTTCACCCATCGTTGTGAGTTGGTGCTTTACCGGGCGCAAGATAAAATCCTCCCCACCCGGCAAGGTATCCAGCATCAAGCCGCTGGCGGTTCCGCTGGTGCGCTCTCTTGGAGTTCGTGCAAAAAATTTCCCATGGAGTCGCCCACCACCCGACCAACGATTTGCAACATAGCCATCAGATCAATGTCATCAAACATCAGTTCGCCGCCAGTAAAGATCGGGTTATAGGCTTTGCCATGCTTGCGTGTCACTATCGCCAAACAAGGGTGAATAATGGCGTTGCAATCCTCGTCGCTGATATCGGAAAGTGACTGGGCGATACTGGGTAACGCCGTTTCAATCGTCACGGTACCGCTTCGCAGGTCTTTGAGGATGCCCGCCAGTAGGGGCAACAACTTACGAGATACTTTCAACTGCGCAAATACGTCGAGTTTCTGAGAGCGATACTCGATACCTTTAATCGTAAATTCCATTACCTACCCCTTAAAAAGTACCCAGCAGTTGGTCTACTTTGATGCAGTCAAATACCCATGGCACCAGTGCGCCGTCTTTGGCGTTATTGAAATCAGGCTGTTTTTGGAACGCACAGCCCCGCGCCGCAAACGTGTCACCGCTGGCGGTATTTCGAATCAGGATAATGTTATTACCCCACGTCGCGCTCGATTGTGCCTGCGCGTTATACATGGCCGACAATTTGCGATTGGTCGGACTGGTTTTCAGTAGGTTGACTGTGACTGTCCCACCTTTCCCCGCGTGGAGGCTGTGCATACCCTCACCATCAGCACCAATGGTCATGGTGTTTTTATTCTCGATCATCGAGGTGGTAATACCCTCTTCGGCCACAGCTGCGCCATAACCCAGATCGAATGAACCGCCCACACCAGTGATAGAGGCGGTAACGTCCATAAAGCTATAAGTGTTTGACATTCATCAGCCCCTTAGCGGTTAACATTAATGATGACATCGGCGTAATGAACCGCACCGGCCAGTTTGATCGCACACTGCATCACGGGTGCTTTACGGCCCTCACGATCAGCCTGTGCCTGATCTGCTACTGGTGGTGCGTAAACGTAATAACCCTTGGTCAGCGTGTCGCCGGTTTCCAGCACGCCGAAACTATCACCGCCCCATACACCCGGTGCCACCAGCGCATTAGTCACCGACTGATCCAGTGATTTCTCTACATTGGTCAGTAAGCGAGTTACACCCGCGTCCGTCTGTGGAATTTTGGTGGTGCTGGTATACAGCAGGTTATAAAGGTTGTTCTGTACGTAGTTCTGCAACCAGTCGAGGCCGTGACGCTCATCGAAGAAATCACCGTTGCACATCACACCTTCCTGAATAATGGCCGTGTCGTTGTCGTAATTGACAAACACATTGCAATTCTTCGCTTTCAGCGCGTTAGCTTGTGATTGGGTCAGTGATTCAGCGGTAATGCCCGGCTGCTGTTTGAATTTCAGCGTGATAGTGGTGTTATTGCCGTTAAAATTCACGGTAAAGGCACGACCAAAGATAGAGGCGACAGCGTACGGGCTCGCGCTGGAATACTGCACCAACGTACGAGCATAGTTCGCAGCCTTAAGTTTACTGGCGATATCGGTATCAATATCCGCATCCAGCGCCGAAGTCACTTGCGTGGTGTGGCCGTAAATCCGCGAAACGTCATCACTCTGGATAAACGAGGCAATACTGATCACGTCAGCATCGCTGAGTGATGGGTCGGCAATAACTAGCCCATACCAGCGCGTAGACATATCGGCCAGCTTATAAATGCAGGCCTGAATAGTTTCACTCGCCAGACCTTGAACCGGCAACGCACCGGCACTCTCAACCAATCCCATCAGTGCCGAAATATCGGTGCCGGTCGCATCAGCAGAGCCATAGCCGACCGCCGATGCTGCCCCTGTGGTTTTGGATGTGATGATGAAGCGGCTACCATTCCAGATAACCGTTGCGATGAGAAGTGATTCCTCTACTCTGGCCGCAACACCATTCAGGTTTAGTTCATCAGTCCAATCAACGTCACTGACAACGGTTTCAACACCATCAACGGTGATTTTCATGGAACCATCAGTAACAGCGGTAAAGTTAGCCATAAGCTGCTGCGCTGGGTTTAAAATCGCCCCGCGTAACAGTCCGGCTGCATCCTCTTTCACCCACCGGCCAACAAAGGAGTCAATCGGCTGAGGGGATTGCTGATAATACAAATTAGCGGCTTTATACTCTGGCGCGTCCAGACCAAAGTCAGATGCGATATCTGTCGCGCTTGAATAGCTGCGCAGACGTTCGTGAGCATCGATAACAGGCGATGGACCAACCACCAGCAGGGAACCAAAGTTCCGCGCCATGGCAGCACGCACAGCCATATTCACCGTCACATTGACGATGTTAGAAACAGGTAATCCCTGCGACATGGTTATTCTCCGAAGAATTTAACGGGTGCGGAGGTCAGCGATTTAATGCCGTACTCGCGTATGACTTTGCGGCGCAGTTTGACGGTAATGTCAAAACGGCGTACCCACTTGTTGTTAATGAGTTCAGGAAAGGGATTAATGCGACTGTAGCGGGCGAGAGAAAGGCCCATCTTTACCAGTTCATCATTATTTTGGGTGATGGTCAGACCGTCACGGAATTGAGTTGCATAACGCTGACCGCTGGGGCCGTAGAAACTCGCCATACATTCGATTTCTTCGTGTCGCCATAACTCGGTGCTATTTTCGGTTTGGTTCTCAAAAGCTGGGCTGGCATCGTCAGGAATATCAATTACCCCAAAACCACACCAATTAACATCAGCCTCCATAATAGGTGGTTGTACTGCCGTCCATCTTGGGCGAACGTGACCATCAGGTAGCCCGGATACCCCTCTCACCCATTGGCTGAGTAAGCGCTCCAGCGTTTCATCGTAGGCGGGGCCGTCAGCAATAGGTGTTAGCCAGCCCGCCTCATTACTGCTGTTGTTGCTCAATGGGAATTCCTCCGTCGAACGGCAGGAGTTCACAGTGCGCCTGAACGAATCCCGCACCATATGCCGTATAGGGATCAACAAATGTCACGCGATAATCGCGATTTTGATAAGTCACGATATCGGCATCACGCCCCGTCTGCCCCTGTGTAAGTCGCTCAATGGTCACAATAAGAATTGCACCACCAATAACATTCCCTGACATCATCCGGCGCGATTCAAGCGAGCGGTCTACGGTAACCACACCCGCAAAACCCTTTTCAATGACGGTATTGGTGGCAAATCCGTCAGCATCGACCGTCTGAATGTTTCGTTTAACCACCAGTGACATGTCACAGAAGTCCGGATCAAACAGCACGTCAGTCACATCAAGATTTGGCATTTTTATTCCTTACGATATACGTCATGGCGCGTCGATATTGACCTTCATCAATCAATGGACGGGCGTTGGTATTGCTGATAAGTTGACCAGCATCGTTTTTATCCATGACAGAACTCTCACCCGATCGCCTTGCTAACTCCCTGGCTGCACCTTTTCGCCCACGCCTGGCCCTAGCCGCGAGAGTGCTATCAGCCAAGGGAACTAAATTGGTGATGGTCATGTAGCGCTTTACGGCCCTGCTGGCAATTAACCCCGCCTGATTAAGTGCTTTATCGGCCGCCCCAGAGTTACCCTCAAGCGTGGCCTGTGCTGCCTGCTTGAGTTTCTCTACCGTCTTGTCCTGAACGGATTGAACGCCGGGTTGCAGATGTGGCCTGGCTGGGATGTTTTGAGCGGGAGAACCGTATTCGTTTATATAACCTATCTGAGCATTACCTATCGTTACCTTCTCTCCCTCCTCTGGACTTCGGTTACTGGTTGACTCGGGGATCCCCACCAGCACATCCTTATTACCGATAGACTTGAGCGCAGCCAGAACGCTATTCGCCTTATCTATCCGCACCTTTAAGCCGCTTTTCATAGCTGCCGCCCCCCAGCGCCAAACATGAGAATGATCTGGTAGAACTCAGCACCGTAACGGGTGAAATTCCAGAACCCGGCGTCAGGGTTCAACGTGGCGCTGTTGTCATAGCTAACTGAAACTTTATCGACACTCTTAGAAGCCGCCACACCATTGGTTGCCCCACTACCGCCTCCCATTGATGCTGATTGCATATCTTTCGCTTGTAGCGTCATGTAATGAGCGACGAACAACTCAACCAGATAGGGAAACATATTATCCAGTAGGTTCTCATCTAGCAGGTTGTCAGCGAGTGATAGTCGAAACTGAATGGCGGCGGTCGGGTATCGAGCCTCATTCTCAAACTGAGGGAAATCAGTCCTGAACTGCGCTGGTGTCGGTAGGTTTTTGTTCCTTGCCATTTGTTTTCACCTTCGGCTTGGTCAGCTCATCGATTTGCTTCTGCATCTCAAGGATGGTGTGATCACGCGCCGCAAGCTCCAGAACTTGATCATCGATTTGCTTCTGCATCTCAAGGATGGACGCTTGCAGGTCGGTATTACTTTGCTCAATCTCACCGTCAATCACCTCGGCGTGTGCCAGAGTGAACCAATGCTCAGCAACGTCTTTGGTGACCGTGTGAGTGCCAACGAGAAAGGTGATATCTTGCTGACCAGGCAGGGACAATTTAAAGGGGGTGTGTACTGCAATTTTCATCATTTCACCTTACTGGCCTCCTGCGAGGCCATCAGAGTTATTAAATGCCGTCGAAATAAGCCAGCGTTTCGATGTAAGGGGCTTCAACCACACCCAACTTCCCGTAATAGGTCACCAACTGCCACAGCCCGCGATACTGGATCGGGATGCTGGTCAGCGGTACTAATGGGAATCGCACATATTTACGGTCGTTGGTATAGGCCACCATCCGATCTTTACCCGCCACGCCCGCACCTTTCAGCCACTTCACCGCGCGGATATTCAATGGAATACCGTTTTGATGGAAAGCGATAGTGTTCGTGGTCAGATAGGTTAGTAATGACTGGTTACCTGCATCGGACACGATAACCTGCGCCAGATAAGCGTACTGTTCAGGCGGTAACAGCAGGTCTTTCGGTACTACGGTATAGCCAGATGCAGCCCATGCATCGGAAAGCACCTTGTTAATGGAATCGCGAATTTCTGCAACGGTCGAAGTCAACCACGGTTTCACCGCATTACCAATCGCCACACCGGTATAGTTAGCCAGACCTTTTACGCCCAGATCATTATCACCAATGTAAACTTGCTCATCGGCGTCCATGTGCCATTTCAGCACCATACCGTCATATTTCTGCGTGTCGATTGGGCGGCCCACTTGTTGCGCTGCGGCTAATTCAATCACCGTCCAACCCAACTCCATCCCCCACAATGTCAGCGGGAAACCTTTTTTATCGATATCAACATTAACACCCGCGAGTGCCGTTGATTCCTGACTAACCCAGTTCTTACCTTTTGGATTGGCACCGGTACCCGCAACACCAAAGCCGGTTTTAGTGAATGAGCTGATCTCGTCAGCAATATTCACATCTTCACGAAATTGAATGTCACGGGTGTAAGTTGTCCCCACCAACGGCAGGTTAATCTCTGGGTCTAATCGCTCCAGTTCCCCGATGAGGAATGCGCCACTAGCATCAATGGTGCGCTGGCTGTCGTAAGTGATCATATTGATTGTTCCTTAAATCTTGTAAGAGATTTCAGTGTTACCAGCGGTATCACCGGCACCCGTGAAATAAGCGTTAGGCAGCACCACGGTAGCGTCAGCAATCGCAGCGGCCAGCACAGAACCAAGAGGGCTAGCTTCGGTGGCATCAGCAACACGGATGTAAACTGGCGCACCTTTAACAACGCCAGCAGCCGTAGCACCAATATTGACCGTCATGTAACCGCGCTTTAGCGCATCGCCGGCGAAGTTGTTACTGGTCCCGATTTGGCGCACCTTGTCTGGTGTTGAAGTGGTTGGGAATGGACGGACAAAGATGCCAACAATTTTGTCTGCCGTATCATCTTCTTCCAGTGGCACAAAGAAGTTGCCGCTGAACTTACCGGCTAGTCCGTACTGACTGAATGGGTTGGCTGTATTAATCAATACCGGTTCGATAGTCAGATCCTGCGGACGTGAGACTGCCCCGGCAATGCCAGCAGGCATCCGGAATAAATATGCTGTCATGAATTAGTTTCCTTTTTTAGCCCAGAACGCGGCGTTCTGTTTATTGAGGTCTGCGGCGGTAGGTCGGCGATTTGGTGCGGCGGAATCGATGGTTCGATGGTTCAACTGAGTGTTATTGCGACCCTTGGCAATCTCACTGGCAGCAATGAATGCCGCATCAAGTGACAGCTTCGGCATCTTGGCAAAGTCTGGCTTGTCGCCAACAATCCCTTTCAGCAGCTTCTCACCCTCGGTTGTTTTAAACGCCGAGTCTAATACGGTCCGTTTAAAGGACGACAGCTTTCCACCCTCTGGTAATTTAATGCCGGGTATAATCAATTCGGCGCGGGAAACAATATCCTGATGATAAGCGGCATCGCTGGTCATGCGTCGCCCCTCTTCCTCTTCATCCGGGTCAGAGTCAGTAGTGGAACCTAACTTTTCCAGAATCGCGGCTAAGGCTGTCTCCATCGCAGCAACGCGACTTTCGATATCACCACTATCAGTAGTCGCGATAGCATCCAGCTCTGGATCTTGCTTCGGTAGTGGTTGCTGCGGGTTAATGGTGATATTGATGGCCTTGGGCAGTTCGCCGGTACCTTCATCATTAGTCAGCTCGGTAGGGACACTTTCCATTGCCTCCTCCATCGCTGCCGCATCTTTGGTTTTAATTGCTCGGCGTAGCTTAGCTAGCCAGGTGTTATTGGTTGTCATACGTTTACTATCTCCGATTGAGCAGCGTTTCCCTGCGCGTCCCGTAGGAACGAGAGCAACATGGTTGGCTATAATGTCGTGCTGACGGGCTTTGCCTATGGCGGTTTGCTGATATTCGGCATCGTAGCCAGCCGAAATTTGATCGACACCATCATCAAGAATTGCCGATATTGCTTCGGCCTTCTTAACCACGATGTCGGCGATCATTAAATCTGATTGGTCTCCCGTACCCCGCCTGACATTCTGAACGTGACCAGCAGCGTAACGGCCCCAGTTGTCAGGGGTGACATCTTCAATGGGGTGAGATACTGTGAATGTCATTCCCTCAAAGCTGGCGAGTGTTTCGGGTTTAAATACCTCATCCTCGGTTCTTTCAACGAGTATTTCGCCATCACTATCAGGCTCTATGTCGTCCAGCTCTTCACCACCATAAAGCTGTACTCCGGTTCGGCCTATTGGTACGTCTTTACACAATAGGCCACCGTCACTCATTTCAAAGCGGCTTTCCCCTAAGCGGGAGTTATAGAAATATTGCATGAGTCACCTGCTGGATTGCGGGCATAAAAAAAGGCCGCCTTAGCGACCTGCCCAGATAATAGATAATTGTGCTGATTTAGCGACTTTTTAACATAAAGACCCTTAAGCGCACCGAACAAATGGCTCTCACTTAAATATCATGCCGAGATGAGTAAAAGTTGGCATTAACTCCTCTAAAACTCACCCTTTAGAGCAATAACATTTTTATAACAATTTTCAGGTATTGAGGTTCAGTCGAATTTGGGGGCTAAACCTGTATTTAATCGGTTTTACCCTTCTGGGATCACAACCTCGCAGTAGCACCGGCAATTAGGCAGTGCGCCTGCATGCCCGGTCATACCGTCTAACGTTGGTGGGTTAGTCCACGCGACAAACTTACCTTCCATCTTTGCATGTGAGTGCCTAACGTCACCATCTTCTGCGGTTCGCCAAATATAGCCCTCGGAACCCACAGAGAGTGATCTGGCTTGTGTCAGTGCTGTGGAGGCTCTTCCTATTTCGGTTCGTGCAATAAGCTTTGCGCGTGATTCAGCGACATCACCCGATTTAAATATCTCTGCTGCGAAATCCTTGCTTCTCTCACCATTGATCATCGCTTCAATGGCGCGGTCATGAATGCCACTCACTCTGTCTGCTGCTTCCAACGGAAGAGATTTCATTAACTTGATATTCTCCTCAACAATACTGCGAGCCACCTGACCAACGGCGCTGTTTGCCATGATATCGCGTAACTCTAACGAGATGTCTCTGGATGCCTGACGCCACATTTCTGATTCTTTACGGTTTACAGCATCAAACATGCTACTGGCGACACCCTCAGCCCATGGAGTAATAATTTCCGCATAGCTGGATAGGTGCCGCTGAATAAGCGCTACCGAGTCATTGGAACCATCGTAAGTACCATTTACGATGTCGCCGACCGCTCGCGCTATCTTGCGTAGCTGTGTTTGATATTGGACTTCCGCGCGTCGTGACTTCAGGCGCGTTGAGAGCTGCGCTTTCGCCGAAGTTCGGCGGGTCGATGTCTTTCGCATTCTCTATATCCTCATCGCTGATGCTGGAGCCGATACCGGTGATGCCTGCCTTATCCCTGAGTTCAGTCATTCCACCCTGTAGCGTCAGCAAGCCTGAGTCCATAGCCGCATTGATAGTATTAACCGTTTGCTCGGCCACAGTAGCCCGGTCAGGTTCCGACATTTGCCAGAGAGGGTTGAAGTCAAAAGAGAAACCATCGGGCAATGGTGAACTAAACTCTGACTGGTGGATCACTTCGAATAATCGACGCAAAGGACGCCGTAAGCGCCGCTCTTGTTGAGTGCCGATATTGTCGTAGTAGTTAGCCAGATCAGCGTCACCGGTTGAGAACCCCGCAGGCGACTGACCAAATAAGCGCACCAGCGGAATACCAATGGCACCGGCTATCTGCTGTGCAAATTGCGCCATCACGTCAGACAGTCCACCGAATGCGTAGCTGTGGGTTTCAAACGTATCGGTAGCATCCATCAGGGTCAGGCCCTCAGTGCTTTGGAATTGCCGGATCATGTCCATGCTTTTCATCAGCCCATCAAATGCCTTGCCCCCCATGGCGACCAACTCACGAAACTTATTGATTTTATAGGTGCGTAAATGCGCCTTAAAAATCAACTGAGCCGCGCCGGTCGATGTGCTATCAAACGCCAGTAGCCGGTCAAGCAATCGCTCAACAACCGACATGCCCCATTCGTTTTCCGTTCGTTTTTGCTGGTACGGCAGGCCGACACCATCAAGGCGAATTACTCTGCTGTGGTGTATCTTCATACTCGGAATACCGCTGCCAGTCGTGACGACCTGATAATATTTAGGCATGCCGAGATCTGGCCCCATCTCTGTCACTCTATCGCTAATGGATGGGGTAACCATCCATCGGTCGAGCACCAGCAAACCTTTAAACGCATCTTTACCAATGGTCTCTACCCGTAGTGGTGTTTCAGGCGCTTGACCGTCGATCATGATGAAGCCAATTGCACCACCGTACAGTCGCGACCATTTGATCGTGTCGTTAATCGCATCCCAGAGTGATAACTCCTCCCAGCGACCCTCTATTCGCATCTTGGCATCCGGTGCCATCTTGGAGGTGATGTTAATCCCCTTGCGGGTCATATCATCAGCGATGGTATCTACCGCTGAACCCACCAGCCACGAAGACCGGTAAGCGTTTTCTATCAGTTGGCGGTTGCGAGACGTCCAGTTCGGTTGGTAGTTATAATCAGCGCTTTGGTTCTCGGTGCGCAGCCCATATCGGGCAGTGAGGTTTTGATAGCTATCAGTGGTTCTCTGAGGTGATGACGCCTTGCCTACTTTACGTTTTCTCGACATTACGCCCCCCCGAGCCGTAGCCAGATATCCAGCGCATTATCCATTGGTGCATATAAAATCATTACAGAATCCGCCAGGTTGGGTGACTTGGTGCCGTCAGGTTTTTTATCCACCACAATCTTCCCTACGCCATTGACTGAGTAGGTAGGTTGCGATAATTCAGAAGTTAATTTGGCAAGGTTTTTGAGGTCTTTCGGGATAGAAATAATCTCATCGGGATCGAACTCCATTTTCTCTTTAACTGCCCGATACGTTTTCTGAAACCGAGTACGCAGGCTCCACCAGCCCTGCGCTTTGGCGTCACGAAAGAAGTCTTTGTTAAGTCTTCCTTGTTGTCCGTTATCACCGGGGACAGCCTCATCATCGGGGTCGGTTACACTACCGCTACCACGGAACGGTGTGGCAATAATGTGACGTCTGTTTTGCGCTTCACGTTGTTCGTTGATAACACGAGCATCACCACGCGCCCCCGCCCCCAAGCCATCGGTATCAAAGCGGAAGGTTTCGAGGTTTTGGGCATCGCAAATATCAAAGGATTTCTGTACGGTACCGAAAATGTCATCGCCTTTACCGGACCACTCTTCGATGCTTTCAAGTAAGAAGCCGTGACGACCCGCAAAGGAATTGGTGTCCTTGCCCTCGTCAGCGATATCGAGAGCACCCAGACGCTGGCCAGTTGGCACAATACCTAATACCTCATGTGCGTTTATTGCAGCCTGTACCCATGCGGACGGGATCAAGACACCTTCAACAGAGGCGCTATAGTTGATATCGATTTCCTGCGCCACGGTAACAGGGTCGAGATTCTCAACCTGCTTTTGATACCAGTCATCATCCTTGCGCGGGTCATCGCGCCAGTGAAAGGTGAATACTTTAATCTTGCCACTGTGCCGCCTTTCAGCAAATGAATTAGCCATGCCGTTCGGCGTAGATACATCCTGCCGACAGTTGGTCGTCGCAGACAAAGACGCATCGACCAGATAAGGCCGCTCCAAGAACGCTGACTCATCGACGATGTAAAAGCTGGTGCGGTCACCACGCCCTATCCCGTCCCCCGCCTCGCCAGTCATGGCCGATTCAGTTTCCGGGAATAAAATACGCATGTGTGGGGCATGCTGCTTTAGGCTCCAACCACCGCGAAACTCAGTGGGCAGCAGAGAGATGAAATTACGGGCCTTATCGAATAACGACTTAGGCGAACCGATTTTATCAACATATTCTTCTTTTCGAGAGCCGAACCCAGCGAACACGCCACGGTTAAACAGGCAAAGCGAGGAGGCCATACCAACCGTTAACCAAGACATACCCATGTCGCGGGTTTTCTCTGTAATGCCCGGTTCAGCATTACGCCAGCGCTCGACAAACCATTCGATCCACTCCTCCTGTTTTGGGAATAAGAGGAATGGGATACGGGCAGGCAACCCGCGCTCAACGTTGCGAGGGTCAACTGTCATACCCCAGTCGATAATAAACTGAGCGGGGTTATCTTTATAAAACGCTCTCATGACCGGTAACATTTCAGGCTGCTGACGAATGCGCTGCAATCGCTCCATTCGCCACTCAAAAACCTGCATGTAATCCGGGTTTTTGAAGTCAAAAGGGAACGGAATAGGCATGTTGGGTTTTACTCGATAAATGTGTGAATTTCGGGACTTTTTAACATAATGACCGTTACCCGTACCAAGCGCACAGCACTCATCGCACAAGCCGCGCAAGAGGCTTATTTGTCAGGGTTAACGTGGTAGAGTGCTAGATAATTGAGTGCATAAACCATGCATAAAACACCCTTCATTTTGCATAGAGGATTTATCAACCTAACGGGCTATTTCTGGATGTTTACCAAAGTCAGCCCATCAACTTGCGGTAGGCTTCGGCGGCTTCGTCTGGTGTCATATTCACAGTTTGAATTGCTCCACCGTTCGGGCCGCTCAACTCGGTTTTCTTTGGCGCTTCCCAGCCGCGCATTTCAGCCAATTGTTTGATAGCAGCCTTTGGATCATGCAACTTAATTTTCAGCCCGTCCTTGCCTGCCGTCAGTTCAGAAATTGCCGCCATCTGCTCAGGCTTTAATTCTCTGGCATCCTTAAATGACCAGACCGACTGAATGATCGAATTACCATCATCATCCTCACCAATGACGTGAGTGCCGAATGTTGCCAAGTCAGCAATCGACGTACGTCCCATCACTGACAGGCGTTCCATCGCTTCCTCAAAGGTCATAATGGCTTCGTTAATCGCTTCATACTGAACTGACTGAAGAAAGGCTTGTACCTTACCATTTCTTACCATGGTGGCGGCCTTGGAGTGGATACCCTCACCCTTTGCTTTACCGCCAGCATTGCGATAAGCCTCAGCCTGTCGGTCACCATTTAGCAGGCATGTGACAAACTTTTTCTGTAGTGGTGTCAGGGCATCGAAAAGCGCCTTTTGTTCTTCTGTTAGCGTCATTCCGGCCATGATGATTCCCTTTTACTGTTTGTCGCTAGTCGAGTAGAAGACAATCATCGCGTGCTTGGTTGTTTCCACAATCCGCTCTACCGTCTCTTTCCCATATTGGGAGTTGGGGAGTTCAAGCAAGCGAGATTTGATTATTTCAAGCGTGTCCTTTTTCGCTACTAGGGGCAGGTCAGTAAATTTTATTTCAGTGATGACATTGCCTTTATTTTCGCTGCTGGTGCTCGATAACTGAATTGAGTTCTGGATAGCTACTTCACCATCAGTGGGGTCGATTGTTGATACGTTTAGCTTCATTTAGAGTTTCCTGCTAGTTAGTGAAATATAAACCTGGGTATTTCGAAGACCACTCGATACCAATACAGCGTATTTGTGCTGTTTTTCTCGCTGGCCAGTCGCCGATTTCAGAATTAAATAAAATGCCACCAACCTGTTAATGCTCAGGGTGAGCGGTGGGAAACAGGTGGTAGCATTGCTTATCGTGTATTGTCGCAATCACTCATTGAATGACTGCTGCAATACAGGCCGTCTCTCCGGCTGTCACATCGCTTCGCCTACAACGGCTGATGTTGCCGCCAATGCCCGACTACAGGGTGTATTGGTTGTTTTTGATTCCATGGGTACGCTCGATAGAGAGGTACTACGTCACTGCTAATACCCGTGGACTGCGACAACCCAGCGCTATTGATGTGGGGTGCTGTTGATGATTAACCGGTCGTCAGTGACAACCTTTTGTAGCGCGGTGACCTTCTCGACTAACTTGTCGGCTCGTTCAGCGATTGAAATAAGAAAC